GTCGCGTGGATCGAGCACTGCCAGAGCGTGAAAGCTGCACACCCGAAAGCCTGATTAGTTTGCCTAGTAAGTAACCCGTGACTTACAATCGAGGAGATAACAGTCTCCTCGACAAGGGTTCCTGCATGGCTCAGCTCAAGCAAGTTTGCACCGTCACCAACGGCTCGCAGACGGTAACGGTGATTGGCGTGAATGTGGCTTACCGCATTCGCGCCAACAATATCTTCATGACGTCGCCGGACCTCGTGCCCTACACGGTCGCGCAGGATGCTGTGTTCGACGGCACGAACACCGTGGTCACGCTCGCGGCGAACTATCAGGGCAACTCCGGCGCGATGGCGCAGGGCGTCTTCGTCACCGACTTCACCTACCCGGACAATATCCCGCTCATCAGCCAGGGCGACGTCGGCACGGCCGCGATCTGGACCAAGGCGATGTATCAGCTCCAGTCGATGATCGGCAGCGTGACGCCGGCGGGGCTGAACGCCTTCATCGCGCAGATCAACGCGACCGAGCAGGCGGCCGCCGACGCGCGCGACGCCGCGCTTGCATCGCAGACCGCCGCGAAGACCAGCGAGACGAACAGCAAGACCTCCGAGACGAACGCTGCGGCCAGCAAGACGGCGGCGAAGACCAGCGAAACGAATTCGAAGACCTCGGAGACGAACAGCAAGACCAGCGAGACAAACGCCGCGGGCAGCGCGAAGGCGAGTGCTGATAGCGCGACCGCATCGGCCAACAGCGCGAGCGCATCGGCAGGCTCGGCCACGGCCGCCGGCACCAGCGAGCGCAATGCCTCGAGCTCGGCCGCAGCAGCCTTGGCTTCGCAGGGCGCGGCGAAGACCAGCGAGACGAATAGCAAGACGAGCGAGACGAATGCCTCGGGATCGGCCGCGGCCGCGCTTGCCTCGCAGGGTGCAGCGAAGACCTCCGAGACGAACGCGAAAACTTCCGAGACAAACGCCAAGACCTCGGAAACGAATAGCAAGACCAGCGAAACCAACGCGAAGACGTCCGAGACGAATGCCGCGGCATCCGCCGGTGCGGCCGCTGCCGACCGCGCGACGGTGCAGGGCATCCTCAAGACGATGAACGCGCTGTATCTCGGCAAGAAGGCTGCGGACCCGACGACCGACAACAACGGCGATCCGCTGCAAGTCGGCGCGGAATACTGGAACGTCACCAAGGCGCTGATGCGCGTCTATACCGCTTCGGGCTGGCGCGACGAAGATGCGGACGCCCAGACGCAGGCCGCGAACGCGACGGCAAGCGCGTCGGCAGCGGCGGGTTCCGCCGCGGCGGCCTCGACCAGCGCCGCGAATGCCTCGACCAGCGAGCAGAACGCGAAGGCGTCCGAGACGAATTCGAAGACCTCGGAAACGAATGCGAAGAGCTCCGAGCAAGCCGCCGCCGCAAGCAAGACGGCCGCCGCGACTTCGGAAGGCAACGCGAAGACCAGCGAGACGAACGCGAAGACCAGCGAGCAGAATGCCGCGGCCAGCGCCGCACATGCGGATCAGGTGGCGGCAACGATCGGCAACCCGGTGTCGAAGAACGGCGACACGATGACGGGCGACCTGCAGCTGGACAACGCCAAGGTGCAGAGCACACGCTATGGCACGGGCGGCGCGGCAGTGCTGCGCGCGGCAAGCGGCACACAGTCGGCGCCGGCCGCGCTCGGAGCGGGAAGCCAGTCGGGCACCGTGGCCTTTCGCGGCTATGACGGCGCGAATTATCAGGACATGGCCTCGATCGACGCATGGGCGGATGCGGACGTCTCTAGCACGGCCTCTGCCGGACAGCTTCGCTTTTCTACGACGCCAGCGGGCTCTGTTAGCAAGACCGAGCGGATGCGCATCACGAGCACGGGACGGGTGCTCATCGGCACCACGGCCGATGACGGCTCGAACATGTTGCAAGTGGCGGGCGGCGTCGCCGTTGCTGGCAATCAGACGTTTACGAACACGGCCAACAACACGGTCGCCTCGATCTTTTCTGGCGCCTACGCAGGCGGCCTGTCGATCGAAGCCTACAACGTCGGCAACACGGCCAAGAAGAACCTGGCGCTGTCGCCGTGGGGCGGCCGCGTGCTCATCGGCACGATGGCAGACGACGCTTCGAGCTTGCTTCAGGTCAATGGCGCGGGCAAGTTCTCCGGCCAGCTCGTGACGGCGTATGCGAGCCCGATCAACTACCTGAACGACACGAGCGGCAGCGGCGCGGCCGATGTGCGCTTCCAGTCCAACGCCGTGACGCGCTGGAGCATCCAGAAGAGCTCGGCGAACAATCTCAACTTCGGGCGCTTCGATGCGACCGGCGCGTTCCTCGACAACCCGCTCTCGTTTGCTACGGCGACCGGTATCGGCACCTTCACGCAGACGCCGGTTCATCCGACGCCGGCGGCCTACGACAACGGCACGAACAGCGCGACGACCGCCTTCGTCTACGCAAACGCAATGGGGTTGCGCACACCGCTCGGCGCATCGGTCGATCTGAACACGGTCACCACGCCCGGCATGTATCACCAGCCGACCAACGCTAACGCAACGACCGCGCTGAACTATCCGGTGACATCGGCCGGCATGCTGGAGGTCTACGCGGCCAACAGCAGCATCTATCAAACCTATACCGTCTACAACACGGCAACGAAATACACGCGCGCCAACTACAACGGCACCTGGTATGCGTGGAAGCAGATGATCGACGCTGCCGGCGGCACGCTCACGGGCAACCTCGGCTTCACGAACGCGACGAACGACACGGGCGGCTCTATCTCGACGTCTGCTTACACGGGCGGCCTGTCGATTGAAGCAATGAATGCGGCCAACACGAGCAAGAAAAACGTCGCGATCTCGCCGTGGGGCGGCCGCATCCTCATGGGTTCGACCGCAGATGATGGCGCGACGCTTCTGCAGGTGGCTGGGGCCGCGAAGTTTTCCGGCTCCGTTGCAACGGCGGCCGGCATCAATGCGAGCGGCACCGGTCTGCAGGCCGGTGTCATCATGCAGAACACGACTGCCACGAACGGGCGCAAGTGGAGCGTCTACTCGAACGATAGTGGCAGCTTCATCCTGGGCGATGAGACGGCCGGCATTGCGCGCCTGGCGGTCAACGCCAATGGCCTGTTCGGCATGACCGGCGACGTTCAGCACAATGCCGCGGGCACTACCGGTTATAGCTTTCGCCTGTTGTTTGCCGCCGGCAGCTACGCGCCGTTCCTTCGCAGCGACAATAGCGGCACTATTCAGGCGGTCAACAGCGCGAACACTGCTGTCAACCTGTCAATCTCCGACAACGGCAACCTGACGGCACGTGGGATTGTCGTCAGTCAGATCGGGCAAAACACCTCTTCGGGCGCATTCCGCACGACCTCCGAAATCGGCGGTGCCTTCGTCGACTGGAACAACAACCGCACGTATGCCGTTCAGGTGGACGCGCCCAGCGTTGGCTCGGCTTATGGCGGCATGCGCTGGACGCGCTGGGGCGGCCGTCACTTGGCTGCGATCGACGCCTATGAAGGCGGCTCGACCACCTCGCTGCCGACAATCGTGTTCCACGTCGGTGCTCAAGGCAACGCGTGGACGTTCAGCAACACCGACATTACGCGCGGCGCGGGCGGCTACGTTTGGGGCAACTGGAACCTTACGCCTTCCAACTATGTCTGGAAGGCTGGCGACATCATGACTGGCGAGCTGGGTGTCCAGCAGAGCGGCGATCAAGGCTACTACGGTCGTTTCGGGGCTGGCTATATCAAGCTCGCGCGCTACGACTATGGTGCCTACATCGACCTGATGCGCGCGATGAATCAGGACTTCGTATGGCGGATGCACTACAACATCAACAACGACTATCTGGAGTTCATCCGAAACGGTAACCAGACCGTTTCCTTCAGCCCGGACGGCAACATCTACTCGCCGGCGGCGGGATGGATGTCAAACAAGGTCAACCGCACTGGCGACACGTTCAGCGGCACCGTGTGGTTCAACGGCGCGACGACGGTCGGTTATACGCAGTTCGGCTACATCAACTCGGGCGCGGCATCGACCTACACTGGCGCCACCAACAACGGCACGTTCTCGATCATCGCGGCGAACATGATCGTCGGCTCGCAGGTTTGGGCGGTGTCCGATCGACGCCTCAAGGCTGAGATTGAAGACGTGTCCGAAGACGATGCCGTGCGCTTTGTCAACGAGGTCGCACCGAAGCGCTACGTGAAAGACGGCGTGCGGGAGTGGGGCCATCTTGCGCAAGACGTAGCGAAGTCGATGGGCGGCAAGGGCATCGAGCTTGTCACGCCCACCGAGCGCGAAGGATTGGAAGAAGAGATCGACGAAGACGGCTTCGTCTCGCCGGCCGGCCACGCGCTCAACGTCAGCCATAACCAGATCATTCCGATTCACGGCGCGGTGCTGCGCAAGCTCCTGCGTGAAGCGGATGAACGCGACGCGCTCATGCAGAAAATGATGGCGCGCATCGAGTCGCTTGAAGCGGCACTCTCAAAGGCAGCATGACCATGCAGAACTTCCTCCTCTACGACCCGGCAACGGGCGCAGTCAACGGCGCGATCGCACTCCCCGAGGGGAGTGTTGCGCCGATGTCGAACATGATCGCGTGCACCGCCGAGCAGTCGGGCGAGGTCGACAGGTGGCGCGTCGATCTGTCGGGCGAGACGCCGGTGCTTGCCGAGATCGACGCCGCGACGCGCCTGAACACGCTCAAGGTGCAGCTCTCGGCATCCATCGACGCCCAGGTCGCCACCGTCTACTCGAGCTGGATGCGCTTTCAGGCCGAATACGAGTCGCGCGAGGCGGCCGCCCAAGCCTACAAGGACGCTGGTTACACGGGCGACGTCTCGCGGTGGATCTCGGGTTTCTCAGACGCCGCGAACAAGACGCCGCAGGAGGCCGCCGATCTGATTCTCGAACAGTCGGTGAGTCTGCGTGGCGCACTCGAGGCGCTCGGCGCGCTACGCATGCGCAAATACGAAGTGCTGATGGCCGCCGACTGCGATGCGGCCGCCGCCACGCACGCCTCGATTACCGCGGCGATCAACGCCGTTGCAGCAACCATTCACTGACAGGAGCAGCGATGAAGGTAGCGTTTTTCAAGGGCCGTCACCCGGGCGTGAAAGGGTGGCTGGGCGTGATGACGAAGTGGTGGACCGAGGGTCCGTATAGCCATGCGGAGCTCGTCGTGGGCAAGACCGCCGACGGCAAGGCGATCTGCTGGAGCTCGACCTTCCTTGACGGCGGCGTGCGCCGCGCGGAGCTCGAGCTGGACCCGGCCGACTGGGACGTGTTCGATCTCCGCACGACGCCCGCGCAAGAGGCCGCGGCGCTCGCGTGGTTCGAAGAGCACAAAGGCTTGCCGTATGACGTGCGCGGCCTCTTCGGCTTCGTGTGGCGCCGGGAAGAGGGCGAGAAGGAGAAGTGGTTCTGCTCGGAAGCGGTTGCGGCCGCACTCGGCTGGCCCGAAGCCTGGCGGTTCGACCCGAACACGCTCGCCGCGGTCATCAAGCCGATGGAGATCGACCCGAACCTCGTGGGGGTGCTCGCATGATCTACGTCCTACTCACGCTGCTCAACCTCGTGTTCACGGGATTCGCCTATGTGCTGGCGCCGGTGGTCGCGCTTTTCTGCCGCGCCGACGGGTGGCTGCCCAACTGGCTCGCGTGGTTCCAGACGTTCGACGCCTCGCTCGACGCGGGCTGGCGCGACGGCTACTTCCCGGTGACAGGCACACCGACCGGGCGAGCACGCTGGTGGCTGCGCACGAAGTGGCTGTGGCGCAACCCGGCATACGGCTTCTGCTACTGGGCGATCGGCATCAACTTCGTGCCGGCAGACTGGGAGATCGTCAGCTTTGTGCGGCACGACGACGGCACCTGCGACTTCCACGCGCGCACGAAGGACGGCCGCTACTTCAACGTGATGACCGCGACCGGCACGAAGCTCGGCTGGAAGGCATGGAACTACTTCGACGGGCTCGATGAGGCCGGCCAACCCAAGTGGAAGACATCGCCTTGGGGTCCGGCCTGGCGCACGCCGATCTGCTTCACCCCGGGCAAGGGCTTCTTCGGCGCACTTTCGCGCCTGCGTGGATAAGTAACGACTGACTCACTATAATGGGTGGCGTGGCATCACAACACGTCACCCCCTTTCACCTATCAAGGAGCATCACATGGCTATCTCGAAAGAAATCGTTCAGGAAGCAACCGGCGTCACGCTCGCTCATCACGTCGTCATCAGCGTGACCGCCGACAAGGCCGGTCAGACGGTCACGGGTCAAGTCGCAAGCTACGTCTCGGCAGACGCGAAGGCAGCGGGCAAGCAGCCGGTGGGCGCACCGGCGTTCATCACGGTGTCGGGCCTGCCGGGCGCCAAGGAAAACGTGTTCTCGTTCTTCGAGAACCAGATCGTCGCGGCGCAACCGGCCGACGCCGCAAGCCAGCCTTCGGCAGCCTATGCCTTCGGCGGCGCGACGCGCTACACGTTCGCGGGCGGCAGCGTCGTCGCGGATGCGTGACAGATAAGTAAGCGGTAGCTTTACATGGGCGGTGCTCGGCTGTTAACATCGCCCTTGTTTACACCATTCCGCGAGAGAGCGACGGCATGAGTTTCACTGACCCAAAAGACCAGGAGAACCTGATGACCATCGCCCGGGAAGTTGCCAAGGCGACCGTTGATGAGATGGGTGCTCGCCTGGACGAGCGCGACAAGAAGCTGCGCGAGAGCATCGTCGATGACGTGAGGAAGGAGTTGAAGTCCTACTTCGGCGAGCAGAAGCCCTCGGACCACCTGATCGAACACAACCGCATCGCCAAGTTCCTCACGTGGGTTGACGGCCTCGGCAAGAGCTTCTGGAGCTCGATCATCAGCAACGTGCTTCGCTCGGCCATTACCGGCGCTTTCGCGGTTTTCGTCTACACGAAATGGAAGGGCTGACCCCCATGCGATTTCTGAACACCCTCAAGACCCTGCTGGACGATCGGCTCGTCATCATGCTGATCCCGGCGCTGTGCATTCTCGCGACCGACACGCCGGTGCTCTTCAGCCTCGGCTACGCGGTGGCGATCGTGGTTGCCATCGTGGCCGTCGCGCACTCGCTGCGCCTGCTCATCCTGCCGCACGTGCAGATGGGCGACCTCGTGCGCATGGCCGCATGCGACCCGCTGCCGGCCGCACTCGTGTTTGCCACCGTGCTCGGCTTCATGGGCCTCATCGTTCACGCGATGGTCGCCTGGATTCAGGCCGCCGCCGGCCATGTTGCCTAAGCTCGCATCCCTCTATATCCCCGTGCTCGCAGCGCAGATCACCGCGCTGTGGCCCGCGATGCCCGCGCCCTCAACGCTCGCCGCACAGGTCGAGCAAGAGACTTGTGTCTCGCTCACGTCTACCCGCTGCTGGAACCCCAAGACCGAGCTCAAGACGAGCCGGGAATACGGGTTCGGCCTCGGCCAGCTGACCGTCACCCCGAAGTTCAACAACTTCGAGGCGGCGAAGGGCTGGGACAAGAGCCTCAAGGGCTGGAAGTGGGATGACCGATTCGATCCGGCCATGCAGCTCAAGGCGCTCGTCGCCTACGACCGCAACCTCTTCAACTCGATCAAGTTCGGCGCCACGCCCGAGGATCGCCTGCAGTTCACCTTCTCGGCCTACAACGGCGGGCTCGGCGGCGTCATCAACGACCGGCACGTGTGCATGGCGACCAAGGGCTGCAACCCCGACAAGTGGTTCGGCAACGTCGAGAAGACGAGCCTCAAGGCCCGCACGAAGGTGAAGGGCTACGGCCAGAGCTTCTTCGACATCAACCGCGGCTACGTGCGCTCGATCTGGTTCGACCGCCGCCAGCGCTACCTCTTCATGGACACGAAATGAGAAACGCAGCACTGATCCTTCTGGCGGCCATCGCGGTGTTCTTCGCGGGCTTCGCCGCAGGCATCTCGCACTCGGGCACCGCGGCGCTCAAGAGCGAAGTGAAGGCGGCGGCCGTCGTGCAGAAGACCGACGCCGTGCACGTCGCCCAGGCGCAGGCGAAGTCCACTGCGATCGAGACGAAGGTCGAGCACACCGCTGCGGCCATCGACACCAACAAGGCAGCCATCAAGCAGCGCGTCACCGCCTCGGTGAAGCGCCAGGCGGCCGCCATCAACCCCGTTCCCACGGAGACACCTCACGATGAAACGATTTCTGCTGGCCTTGGCTGTGGCTTTTATCTCGACGTTGGCACTGTGCGCCTGCTCAACGCCAGTCGTGCGGGAACCGCTCTTGATTCCGCCGGCAGCGGCGATGAAGCGCGCGACGCCGCTCCAGCCCTTTGCTTTACCGATTTCGTCGACGCCGACCAAGACCTGACACGCCTCTACCTGGATCTGTCCGAGCGCCATGACGCGCTGGTCGATTCGGTTGAGCAGTTCCAGTCCGAGCAACGCTCCCGGCTCGGCATCAAGGAACCCGCATCGAACGATTGAGCACCACTGGCCCGGCAACACGCTGGGCCTTTTCACTTCCGAGGAGCACTACTGATGGCAAAGCAACCTACTCGACGCGCCGAAGCGCGCAACACCAAGCGCACCGGCGGCGCCCCGATGAACGACTTCGAGCGCGAGCCGCAGGGCAAGGTCGTGAAGCCGTGCTATGAGCCGATCCGTGCGCGCACCGACGCGCAAGAGCGCTATATCGGGTCCATCAAGAGCAAGACCATCACCTTCGCAACCGGCCCCGCTGGCACGGGCAAGACGTGGGTCTGCGCAAGCCTTGCCGCAGAAGCGCTGCGCGACAAGCGCATCGAAAAGATCATCGTCACGCGGCCCGCGGTCGAAGCAGGCGAGTCCCTCGGCTTCCTGCCCGGCGAAATGGAAGAGAAGTTTGCCCACTACCTGATCCCGTTCGAGGAAACCCTCATCGAGCGGCTTGGCACCGGCGCCTATGAGTATCACAAGCGCATGGGCAACATCGAAGGCGCACCGCTCGCCTACATGCGCGGCCGCACCTTCAAGAACGCCATCATCATCCTCGACGAAGCGCAGAACACCACGCCCGAGCAGATGAAGATGTTCCTCACGCGCATCGGCGAGGGCAGCCGGATGATCGTCAACGGCGACGTTAGCCAGTGTGACATTCGCGGCAAGAGCGGACTGCAGGATGCGATCGAGCGCGTCACCTGGATTCCCACCGTGGGCCATGTGCGCTTCGAGCGCGGTGACGTGGTGCGGCACGGCGTGATTCAGGAAATTCTCGAAAGCTACGAAAAAGAGGCCGCGTGATGGGAGGCGATGCCAGCTGAAGGAAGGGAGGCGGGTTAAACCCCGTCTCCCGCGTGTTTCTGAGGAACGAGGAATCACTTGGGGCTTGGAACGTGTTCCCTCTATATATAACCCTTCTTTAACTTCTTTCTATACTGTAACTAGAGACTTACTTTAAATATCAATTAGTGAGGAACGCAGGACCGTGAACTTACCTCAATGCTTCGGCGACGCGCTCACCCCCGCTGACTGTGAAATGCTGGCCCTGACACGCGTCGATCCCTCGCTGCGGGCGGCCGAATCAATGCTCTACAGCCGCAAGTGGTTCGATTTCAGAGCGCTCCACCCAGTGCAAGCCACGTATCGGTTCGCCCACGAATACGCGGAGAGCATCAAGCGCGCATATGCCCGCCAGAAAGACATTCGCACGCTCGCGGGCGTGCAGGGTTTCGATGTCGAGAAGCTCTTCGAGAGCCGTGAACTGAGCGCGATGTGGCGGGCCCGACAGGCGTTCGATGCGATCGGCGTGCGCTATGACTTCGGCCTCGACTTCATCATGAAGCGATTCTGTGAGCGCGGCTGGCGCGTCTTCCCGCGTCCGAACCAGCTCTATGCCGAAGAGGTGATCCTCGATGTGCGCGACGCATGGCACCGGGAGTGCAAGGCCAAGACGCAGCTCGCCCGGCACGAGCGGTTCGATGCGCGCAACTACACGGGCCACCCCGACCAGAAAGCCTACCAGGCGTGGCAGGTCGATCAGGTCAAGGCCCGCGGCGGCAACCGCGCAATGCTGCTCGGACGGCTGCTGCAGGAGAACGTGCTCACCGAAGCGGTGGTGCGCGCCGCCTTTGGCGAGGCAATGCTTGCCCAAGCGCGCAAATTCGTAGTTGCTGCCGATAAGTAATTCGTTACTATACTGACTGACAGACGACCTAACGTCTCATTCAATTTCACCCCGGAGCATCACATGAGCCTCACCCCCGAACAAGCCCGTGCAGAACAACTCGCCTATGGTCGCTCGACGATTCGCGCCAATCCCGACTACCCGCGTCGTATCCAGCAGCCCGAGCGCGCAGGCTACAGCCAGCGCCCGGTTGCCCCGCGCAAGCCGAACACCGCAGGCCACGACGTCATTCTGAAGGCCATGCAAGAGGGCGGTCAGCGCGCCACGATCGTCACGGCGGGCGAGGGCGTCGCGTTCGAAGGCGTCATCACGGGTCGCGACAAATACACCATCACGCTCAAGACGGCGCATCCCGACGCTGAGCGCGCAGCAGCCGGTGAAACGGTTCGCCGCGTGTTCTACAAGTCGGCGATCGAGCAGTTCTGGGGCGAAGAAGTCCGTCGCAACATTCACGACACCGAGCGCGACGAAGAGGGCTTCCGCTCGCTGGCTGAAATGACCAAGGCGGTGAACTGATGACCGCAGCCGCACCGACACTTTCTGTGGTGCCGGCGGCGAGCACGGTCGAGGAACCGCCCAAGTTCAACTTTGACGCGGAGTTCCAGGCCCGCATCGCCGCGCTGACACTGCGCGATTCGACCTTTAACTCGATGGTGGATGGGCTCGTGAAGGCCGACTACTTCGAGTCGGAGATCGAAGCCTATCTGGTGGGAGCAGCGCTGCGCTACTTCCAGAAATACAAGAAGGCACCCGCGGGTCTGCCGATTTACGCGATGCTGATCCGCGACGATATCGACTCGAAGGTGCTGCCGAAGAACCTTGCGGCCGCCGCCATCGGTCGACTCAAGGAGCTCTTCGCCGAAGACATCTCGGATCGCGAGTTCGTGGTCGATCAGGTTGCGACCTTTGCCCGCCACCAAGCGGTGCAAGAAGCGATGTTCAAGGCGATCCCGATGCTCGACAAGGGCAATTTCGATGCGATCTCCACGCTCATGCGTGGCGCGCTCGACGTGGGCGCAACGAGCGGCGACGACGAATACGACTACGGTGCGGAGATCGACACCCGCACGGCCACGCGCTTGCAGCGCGCCGCCGGCAAGGCACCGCCCACGGGAATCACGACCGGCTACAAGGTGATCGACGAGCTCCTGTTTCACAAGGGCTGGGGTCGCAAGGAGCTGCAGGTCATTCTCGGCGGGCCGAAAGCGGGCAAGACGACAAGCCTGATCGACTTTGGCCTCAACGCATGGGCCGCAGGCTTCAACGTGCTCTACGCCTCGTGTGAAGTCGGCAAGGACGTCATCAGCGCCCGGATGGACGCGAACGTCTCGCAGACGCTCTTCAAGGAGCTCGACAACCACACGCACGAAGTCCGGCAGAAGGTCGCCGAGCACGTGCAGAAGTGCTTGCGCTCGGACGGCACGCGCTCGGTGTTCAAGGTCCACGAATACCCGACGGGCGGGCTGAAGCCTTCGGAGCTGCGCCGCCTCATCGAGCGCTACAAGACCAAAGGCGTCGTGTTCGATCTGGTGATCGTCGACTACGCGGACATCATGTGCCCGGAGCGTCACACCGACAGCGCCATTGAAAACAGCAAGTCGATCTACGTGGATCTGCGCGGGATTGCCATTCGCGAGAACTGCGCGGTGCTGACGGCCACGCAAGCGAACCGGCTGGGCTCAAACGCAAACGTCATCAAGGCCGAACACGTCGCAGAAGACTTTAACAAGGTCCGTATTGCTGACCTGATGATCTCGATTAACCGCACCGACGAAGAGCGTGCAGCGGGCCGTGCCCGGTTGTTCTTCGCGGCATCGCGAAATCAGGAAGGCGAGTTCACGCTGGAGATCGAGCAGGCGCTCGACCGCATGAAATTCATTACCCGAGTCCTCGGGTTCGTTTAAGGAGCAGGTTGTGAAACAACGTTTGTTGGTCCTGATCTATCGCGATTACGGCGCGCTCAAGCGCTTCAGCCATGACCACGGGCTCGGATACCCGCTTAACGTGCGGGCCGACAGCCTGCAGATCGACATGGCCGGCCTGAAGGACTTCGACTACATGCTGGTGGACTCGGAGCTCACGCCCGAGTGGGAAAAGGAGCTCGAGCGCCGGCAGTGCACGCATGTGGTGCCGGTCACGCGCTGGCGCTACCGTATCGGCGATGTGATCGCCAAGCTCGTCGATGCGGTCCTCGGTCGAGTGATCGCATTCGTGGAAGCGCCGCGCGTCAAGCGCGTCCGGGTGCTGAAGTGAACGACGACCTCGGCGAGCTCCTTGAGCGCGTAGACATGGCTGCATACCTCGACCGCGAGGGCATCTCCTATCGGGAGACGCACGGACGGTCGGGGCAGCAGTTGAACATTCGCGAGTGCCCGCTGTGCGGCAATAGCGACTGGAAGGTCTACGTCAACGCCGAGTCGGGCGTGGGCAACTGCTTTGCAGGCTCGCACCCCGCAGAGGAGCGCTTCTTCACCAAATACAAGTTCATCCGCGCGCACCTCGGCTCGCCGGTCGGCGGCAAGGTGGTCGATCACATTCGTGTGTTCGCCCGCGAAATGGGCTGGCGGCCCGCGCGTCGCGTCTCGGCCAAGGTCGAGAACGCACCGGGCGCATGGGAGCTTCCCGCGCACGTCACGCTGCCGCATAACGGCCAGAACATGCCGTATCTGGAGAATCGCGGGATCGACGCGGAGCTCGCCGCATATTTTCACCTCGGCTACTGTCCGAACGGGGCGCGCTTCCGATTCTTGTCTGAGCGCGGCTGGGCCACGCAGGACTGGTCGCGTCGCATCCTCATCCCGGTCTACGACCTCGATGGCAAGGTCGCGACGTTTCAGGGGCGCGACGTCACGGGCCGGGCCGAGAAGAAATACCTGTTCCCGCCGGGCATCGACGGCTCGGGCGTGCACCTGTTCAATGGGCTCAACGTCCGTGACACGAAGCGTATCGTGGTGGGTGAGGGCGCATTCGACGTGGCTGCGACCAAGATCGCGCTCGATGGCGACGCCGAGCTGCGCGACGTGGTGCCGGTGGGCACCTTCGGCAAACATCTGTCCTCGGGCAGCGAGAACAGCCAGCTCGCGAAGTTCCAGACGCTCAAGGAGCGCGGTGTCGAAGAGGTGACCTTCCTCTGGGACGGCGAAGTCCAGGCGACCGACGACGCGATCAAGGCGGGCCTGATGCTCAAGTCAGTCGGCTTTCGCGTGCGCGTCGCGATGTTGCCGCCGGGCAAGGATCCAAACGAAGTGTCCGCCGACGTGGTGCGCGCCGCCTTCTATCAGGCGAAGCTGCTCGACCGGAAGTCGGCGCTGGAGATCATGACACTTCGTCGCAAGCTGAACGGATAAGTCACCCGTTACTATACTGTTAGATAATCGTTCAATCAGGGAGGGCGCAATGGCTGAGTTCAAGGTGACGCGCCGGTTTGCAGAGCATCGAGGTGGCACGAAGGCGTATCAGATTTTCGAAGTGCAGTGCG